TGCCATAGTATTATTGTAAAAGGAATAAATCAAGCTTTTAATATCATGTACCACAGCGCGGCAGGATTCCTGGACAGCTTCGTACAAGACGAAGTCAAATGCCGGTGTTTGGATTTGGAAGAAGACTTCGGTCAGCCAATTGATAATGCAGAAAACGATGTTCCGCTGTACGATATGTACAATCGTGGACTCGTAGCGTGCGAACAGGGGATGGAGCGGAACCCGCTGAATATCGAAGGGATGGAAAGGCCGGGACTAACGGGCTACATTCCGTCGATGGAAGAGGCGGTCCAGGCGGGAGCGATGCCCCGCCCCAAGACCCTGGTGCTGGAGCTGGGAGAGCCGACCGAGGAAATGCTCGAGATGTCACGAAAGCGTCGTGGTTTGACCCGGTAGACCCACACAACAAAACCACCGAGGCCGACAATTCTATTAGTGATTGTCCCGAGGGAGTTTGTTCAGTGCCCTGGTTAATAAAAGAAGAGCCTCCCGTTGTTCAGGAAGATGCTGTTAATCATCCACCGCATTACACTGGCGGTGGGATAGAAGCAATTGAAGCTATTGAAGCGCAATTGAACGAAGAGGAATTTCGCGGATACTTAAAGGGAAACATCGCCAAATATGTGTGGCGTGAGAAATATAAAGGTGGGACAGAATCACTGAAAAAGGCACAGTGGTACCTGAACCGTTTGATTGCTTTTGGCGAAAGTCAAAAGGGTTGATATTCTTCTTCTTCGTCGTCATCATCGCCAATCATGCAGCTGGCGGCAAGCTCAACTAATTCAAGATCAGTGGGAATGTCCCAGTCGAGATCAATGTTTTCATCGGCCATTAAAGACTTAATGGCGTACCACTCCATGAGACGCTGGTGGTATAAGTTAAGTAACGCAGAATACAGCTGATCCCAAGTCATTTCTTGGGCTGCAAGTTCAGCCTTACGCATGGAGAATTGTAGTTCCAAAGGAAGCTGAAACTCCCTGGGTTCGACTGAACGCTCCATCTAATTCTCAGCCTTGGGTGTAATTATTCTAAGACTACATGGTAAAGATGGCGTCAAGTTCTTCTTGGGAAAACTCTTGCCACAGATTTCGATCTACGTTGAAATTGTTAGCAAATTCAGACAATATGTAAGGGCTGATGTTCTCTTCCAGTTTGCGTATTGCGCGTGTCTCGTTTGGAGCTGCGGTGTAATTACGGAAAGCACGCAATAAAACTTCTGTTGATGCCCAGGGATTTGCATCTATCTCGCCTAGAAATAAAGTAATCTCCTCTCGTCGTCGGTCGATCAAGCCCCCAACAACCTTATGGTACTGATCAAAAATCCAATTACCAATTTCCTGGGTAGCACCAAAGAAATCTTCCCTGTCAATACAGTCAACAATCTCGCTATACAGAAAAGCTTCCCAGCCGATGGAATGCACAAAAGAAATTAAAGCCTGCAGCATGCTGCTGTCTAGTCCAAGATTCAGTTTTTGTAATTGATCTTCGATGATTTGTGCTTCATGAAATAAATATTCCAATGCCTTTTCTTTTGAACAGCGTTGACCCTGTTTCACAGGAGAGCCGTCTGGATAAAATTGCGTACCATATCCAAACGTATAAGGCTCGACCCCAGTGCAAGGATCGGGATATGCCTTTTCGTTAAAACCTTCGTACTTGCGAATTAAATTAATCGCACGAGTAATATCGGACATAGAGACAGCACTTGTTATTTCCAATCATACACAATTTACTTACCCTGGCCGCGAAGTTTTTTGCGTCCGTGATTCGGTTTTGAATGTACCCCTTGTCCCTGCTTGGTACTTTTTGGTTTGGATTCAAGTTTAATTACTGTGTTGGATTTAGATTTAGCCATAGATTGAAAAATATGTCTTTACCACTTTACCTTATGACTCCAGTAACGTGCTGACATTTTGTCGGGGTTGGGATCTTGTGCGTCATGACGAGCGTAGTAAGACTTCTTACGGGCTTTTTCTTTTGCTGTCTTTGGGTTTTTACCCGCGCCCTTTACACCTTGCTGGCCAAACCTAATGATTTTTTCCTCGCCGTCTTGGCAGGCTTTAACGACATGAGACTTGGTCGGGTGACCAGGAGTTTTTTGTGGTTTGTTGCAAGCCATTTTATCTTTTGCAAGCTTTGCGGCTGAGGCAGATTTTTTGTATTTATCCGACATTAGAAACCTTTAAGGAAAGACGTAAACTCGCCAAGAATTGCATCGCCCGTTTTAGCTTTTTTGTTCTCATCATCATCATCATCATCTAATCCTATATTGAAGAAACTTTTTTTCGTAGCTTTCTCCTCATCCAATGTTGGCATGGCAAAAATATTTGAGAATTCCCCCTTGTCTCCACCTGTTAGTTTTTCAATGGTGCCAAGAGCCTCAAATGGGTCTTTCGTATCGAACTTAATAAACTCCAAACCACCTTTCTTCTTTCCTGCTTGCGTTAGTAATTTTTGTTCTTGAAAATCAAGATCTGGAAAGAATTTTTTGTAGAACTCTTCTTCTGATCCCCCATATCCTGCGCCCTTAAAGGTTTTGTATAGAGCAGTTTCTCCTTCTGGCGTCCCTGCTGTGTCGGTTGGTTTTTCAATATAAAAAACACCAAGATTTTTTTGAGTGGGTTTAATGCCTTTTTTCTTAAGCTCCTTTAATTTGGCTTGTGTTTCAGATGCAGAAACAGTTTTAAAAGTATCCGCAATATAACCCTTTAATTCATCATAAGAACCCTTAAACTCATTGAGTTTAAACGTATCAAGAACTTTACCCCAAGTTGATTTGTCATCTGGTTTAACGTTGTAACTTTCCAGCAAAGCATCAGAAAAGTCATCTGGCTTTACAAAATTACCAAAGACAGTCATCTTATCTGTTTCACCTTTGATAGCCGGCAAAATGGTGGCATATATATAGTCTTTAACTTTGGCAGGCGTCCAGATATCCTCTGCTCCATCAAAGCCTTTGCTTAAACCCTTCACTTGATAATGTAATTTTGCAAAAGCATCTTTATTCTCTATGTCCACACCATATTTATATGCCTGTTCAAACCAGTAGCCGTCCTGGGCATTCACTTGTTTTTTGGCTTCTTCCCAATCCTCGGCTACTGTTTTAGCTTGTAGTTTGTAATCAGTTTGCTGCTGTTTGACTCCGGTCAAACTTTTTACTTGCTCAGATTTTAAATTTACAGTGGGATCATAATAAAACTTTGGATCAAAGTAAACATCCTGAAGCTGTTTAAGTTGATTTAAATAGGCCGTTGATTTTGAGCTGCCAGCATCCACCGCCGCGTTAACCATGTCTTGTGTTTGGAACGGGTTCTGCTCTTCATCTTTGACGTTAACGTATTCCATAAATTCGCTAACCGTCTTAGATTCGTTAAAGCGTGGAATTAGATACTGCTCAATGAATTTTTTGGCGAAATCAGCTTCAACTTTAATTTTCTCCTCGGCCTTTTCTTTGGTTAGTCCCAGCTCAATGTCTTGTTCATATTGTTTTTTAAGACTGCTATCAAACCATTGTTGCCAGTTATAAGTAGTGCTGGTGTTTACACCGGTCATTTTTTGAAGAGCTTTTTCTAAACCCTCCTTGGCCTTGCTTCCCTGCGATCCGCCAAACGCAAGAATTCCACCAACGCCGGAATCTCCAAGGATAGAGTCGCTGAGTGCTTGGTTGATATTAAAAACATCTTCAAAATCAGATAGGCCACTCACCATAGATAACGTTTGTTCTTTTGCTTTTGCTTTTTTCATTTCGTTGATCGTGTTCTTTAACACATCCTGCGTTAAAGCACCGAACTGCTTGGTTTTGCTAAGTATGTCCGCACCAAGGGCTTCGCTGACGGCTTCTTCTAGTTGAGTACCCGGTTTTGCTTCTTTAACTGGGTCATAGCTAATGCCAAGTTGTTTGTCTTTGATGCCAGCAATATCTGAATCTGTTGGTTTCTTTTCAAGATATTCTTTAGCGGCCAAAAGCTCTTCTTCTTTATTGCCTCGTTTACCCGCCTTTTTACCAAAAGCAGTGTAATAATAAAGAGCAAGTACTGCCGGTTTTTTGTACTGCTCAAGAATATCTAGATCACCGTTTTTTTGCGCCGATTCCCACGTGTCTTTGATTTCAGGGTTCTGGGCCAAATAATAATCAGCATCAAAGTTTCCGGCTGGTGGCTTTGCGCCTAAATCTATATTCCAACCTGCCCCGATTTTTTCTGTTTTATAGAAAGCATTGTATTCCTTTAATAACTCATCAACTTTCAAGCCAACTTCAGAAGCCTTATTATCTAGGTTCTGGATTGCCGCTTTTTGTGCTAAATAATCGCCACCCTTGGCGTTAGTAGCAATGTTCAATACCTCTTGATATACTGCATCTTTTTTGGCAAGTTTATCGTTAAACTTTTTGTTGTCTTCGTTTTTGACCGCATTTAATTTATTAGTATTGATAGCCGTTTCATCAGGATACGTTGTGTATTCGTACTCATATTGAATGTTCCCATCGCCATCCACTAAGTTGTTTCCTTCCTGGTCCTTTTTAGCAATAGGAATTCCGTCGTAATCTTTCTTAACTTCCGCTACCTGGTAGGTCTCGGGCAAATTGGTGGGAAGATCAACTGGCTTGTACGCTTCAGGCTTTTTCGTCCAGCCCTCCTTGGGAGAATAAGAAAGAAATGTAATCGGCATTATCCTGCTGCAAAAACGGGAACCATTGTATCAACATTATAAGAAAAAAGACTTATAAGATCTTCTGACATCCAGGCCTGGATCTTGACGAGATGTTCTTCATTAAAATATATCTGCTGACGATACCAGTCTTCCATTTTGGCGCTCGCCTTATTTGTGTTGCAGCGACGACAGGCTGGAATCAGGTTGTTTCGATAACTGGAACCAGAACGAAAGCGGGGGACAATATGGTCCAGCGATGTGGCATGGTCACCGCAGTAACCGCACCTATAGTCCCAGGCTTCGTAAATGGATTGTCGATAACGTTTCTTTGCTAACTTTGGAGTTAATTCAATCAGAAGAGAGAGGGGTTCCTGCTCACAACTGAACATACTCTTTAGTTGCCGTTATCTCATTTTAATTTCCCCACATTTGTATCTAACTACAACACAAAGCTGAAGCTTTTATTAAGTGTCTTGACAGGGTCTAGCTGCTCGATACTGTGTGTGAGTCCGCGTTTTCTCGCGCCATGACTAAAGCTTCTGGGGGGTGGGTTCCCATTTCCCGCGCTGAGGATCTCCTCGGTATTGATCGCCAGACCCTTTTTAAGTACCGCGACGACGGCACCCTAAAACTGGGGCCGCATTTCGCCGCTTTTCCAGAAACCCGTTCACGGGACGGTTATCGCTGGAATGTAAAAGCAGTTAGGAAACAACTGCAAAAGAGCGGGCAGATGCCTGCTGCTGCTTAAAGTTTTGGTAATGGTTCTTGCGTAAGCGATGGGCCAAAAGCAGGTCAGTAACGTTCAGGGTTATGTCCTGATACGCCATTGATCGATAAAGAGATGTACAAAGGGACACCCAAGAGTCCTGTCTTGCACAGGGCTCTTTTTCTTTGAGTTCGAACAAAAAGACCCATTGTGGGTGAAGCGGAGAAACGGGACGCTTGCGACTAGACAACCTGATTACTCCCCCTGGTCCCCAGGAAAAACCACTGAGTTCTTCTGGTTTCAAGCCAAAGGTAGCGATCATGGCGTAAAGCCATCCGATGTCTTTTGTTTTTCGATTTGAGATCAGCTGAAAGTACTCGTTCACAATCCGCTGATCAACAGGCGGCTGTTGTGTCATGGCTGAGGTGGTCTGAGATAACCCGACCATAGCAATCGGGGCATCTAGGGCAGTGGGTGCAAAAATCCTTAATAAGTCTCGTGAGACTTATTAAAAGTATACAACAAGTGTTAAGGAGTATACTCCAACCCGTCTTTGTCAAACATTGTGAAATTATTTACTTCAATGCGATCAGTTGCAAAATTAAATAAACGTTGAAGCATTGGAAAAAGAATTGGTGACTGACAGTTGTACGGAGGCACATCCATCTTCGATAATGCATTTCTTGTTCGACTAAACTCGCGTAAGTTTTGTTGTTCTTTTTCTGATTTATCAACAAGTGTTTGTTCCCAGGCTGCCATGCTTTCAATGCCTACGGGAAAATCAGATGGTTCTGGTGGGAATACCTGGTCTTTAAATTTGAGCGCGTAGATATGTTTACAATAGCGAAGCTCATCTAAGAGTGGTTCCCAAGAATCATTTATTTGGGTGATGGTGCTTTGTTCAATGGCGTTTTTATCAGTGAACTGTTTGCTCGATTTGTAGTCTTCATATTTAGGTATACCATCTGAATTTGAGCCAGTGATCGCAATGTTGCTGGTATTCCTGATATAGGTTCCGCCAAACTCTCGATACACCCCAGGGTTATCTCTTCCTGCTTTAGTTTTTTCCGTGGT